AGACACCACGAGCTAAATGATAAATACTAGGAGGGCAGAAACAGCCCTCCTAGATTTAAAAGGAATTACAATGGCAGACAGTTTTAAATTATTTGGTTTTGAAATAAGTCGTGTAAAACCCGGCAAGAATATGAAATCTATCGTTCCACCTACGGACGATGATGGAGCCGGTTATGTGTCATCTAAAGTTGGTGGTGGCCACTATGGTACGTACATCAATATGGATGGAGACGATTCCAAAGATAACGCTCAACTTATACTTAAGTATAGAGGAAGTGCGATGCATCCAGAAGCTGATGCAGCTATCGAAGACATCGTTAATGAAGCAATCACGGCTAGCGACAAAAAGCCAGCACTTGCACTTAACTTAGATTTAGTTCCAGTTAGCGCGAGTATAAAGAAACAAATTACAGAAGAATTTGAAAAAATTTATAATATGCTTAACTTTAAAGAGTTAGGTCATGACATTTTTAGAAGATGGTATGTTGATGGAAGAATATATCATCACTTAGTTGCAGATGAAAATAACTTGAATGCAGGTATTCAAGAAATTAGATATGTAGACACTGCAAAAATTAGAAAAGTTAAACAAGTAAAACATAAGAAAGATCCTGTAACAGGAGCTAAGATAGTTGAGAAAGTAGATGAATTTTATATCTACCAAGAAAAGCCAGGGAATCAAACCGCTGGAATAAAACTTACGGCCGATTCTGTAAGTTATTGTACTTCTGGTTTGATGGACGAACATAGAAAGAAAGTTATTTCGTACTTACACAAAGCTTTAAAGCCAATAACTCAACTAAGAATGATGGAAGACTCTTTAGTTATTTACAGGCTAGCAAGAGCTCCAGAAAGAAGAATGTTTTACATAGATGTTGGTAACTTACCAAGAGGTAAGGCCGAACAATACATGAAAGATATTATGGCAAAGTACAGAAATAAATTAGTGTACGATGCCAAGACCGGCGAGATACGTGACGATAGAAAACATATGTCGATGCTGGAAGATTTTTGGTTACCAAGAAGAGAGGGAGGCCGTGGTACTGAGATTACCACATTACCAGGGGGAGAGAACCTAGGACAGATCGAAGACGTAATATATTTTCAAAAGAGGTTGTACAGGTCACTAAATGTTCCAATGAACAGGCTTGAACAAGAACAACAATTTTCTCTTGGAAGAGCGACTGAGATAAGTAGAGATGAATTAAAGTTTCAAAAGTTTATCGATAGAATAAGAAACAGATTTGCTAATCTTTTCTATGATATTCTTAAGAAACAGTTAATCATGAAGTCTATTATTACTGAAGAAGATTGGCAACAGTGGAATAATAAACTAAATGTAGACTTTTTGAGAGATAATCATTTCGCGGAATTAAAAGAAGCCGAACTTCTTAGAGAAAAGATACAAACTTTAGACCAAATTTCGCAATATGTAGGTGATTATTTCTCCAAAGAGTATGTTCAAAAGCATGTATTAATGCTTGACGACGATCAAATTGATAAAATGGAAAAAGAAATAGCAGCAGCGCAACAACAAGATGACGATCAAGGAGCAGTATAATGAATGATGCAACAGCTAAAGTTGAAAACGAACAAGAAGTTAATCCAATTGAAGATCTGGTGAAAGCTTCTATGGCTCAGGACTTTAATAAAGCCGGAGCTATTTTTGGAGAAGTCATGACAATTAAACTTAATGACATACTCGATCAAGAAAAAACAAGATTGGCAGGTCAAATCTATAATGGAGAAGAAGAACCAGAAGAGCCAGAGCTCGATCTTGACGGCGATGAAGAAGACGATGAAGATCTTCAAGGCGCCGAAGATGACGGTGACTCAGGCGACACAGATGAAGAGGATGAGGTTGAAGCTGGATCCGAAGAAGAGTCCGATAGTGATGACGAACTCGAAGTGGGAGACGAAGAACTGGACGGACAAGAAGGGGAACGTGAAGAGTAAACAGGTTCTTGTTGATCTAAGTAGAAAACCTTAAAAGTATAAATAAAGGTAATGGAATGAAAACTTTTTTACATTTGAGAGAACTAGCTGGTAGAAAACCAGAGGGTAAGGAAGTATATAATAAGAAGATTGGCAGAGTTACTGTCAAAATTCATAAGGAACGAAATGGATTTGTTGCTTATGTTGATGGTGATAGACTCGATGTATACCGTTCTCAAAGCGAAGCTGAAAAGGCGTCAAAAGAGTTTTTAAAACAATACAGAAGAATGAAGTAGGAAATAACATGAAGCTTATATCAGAATATACCGAAAGCGATTTAGAATACATAGTTGAAGCCGACGAAAAGACCGGCAAAAAGAACTATAAGATTCAAGGTATCTTCGCTCAAGCTAATGTAAAGAATCGAAACGGTCGTATATATCCAAAGCCTATCATGGAGAAAGCTCTTGGTAGGTACATTGATACTCAGGTTTCCAAAGGCAGAGCCGTTGGAGAATTAAACCACCCTGAAGGTCCGACCGTTAATTTAGATAGGGTTTCCCACAAGATTGAAAGTCTAGAAATGGACGGTGACAATGTTGTGGGCAAGGCATCGATATTAGAAACTCCCATGGGGCAGGTTGTAAAAGGGCTGCTTGACGGTAAAGTTAATTTCGGTGTTTCGACTCGTGGTATGGGAAGTTTGAAGCAAAATGGTAACACCATGGTCGTTAATGACGATTATCTCTTAAACGCGATTGATATCGTGCAAGATCCATCAGCACCTAGTGCTTTCGTTAATGGAATAATGGAAGGAGTTGAATGGGTCTGGAATAACGGAATTATCGAAGCTCGAACAATTGAACAAATGGAGACTGAAATTAAGAAAGCTCCACGTGCTGATCTCTATGAGACTCAGGTTCGTGAGTTTAAAAATTTCCTCTCGTTACTTAAATCAAAATAAGGAGTCAAAAAATGACTGATGAAAATCAAATCGAAGATCAGGATGTTGAACTCCAAGAAGACGATGAGGAAATCTTGGAAATGAAACACGATCCTAAGAATGCTGAAGCCCAATCAGTCGCAAGTGTAGACAAGGCTGGTGACGCAACTGGTACTGCAGGTGGTCGTAAGATGGCCGGTGGAACAGCTGCTGATAGCACCAAAAAAGATCCAATGCCTAAGTTAACTAAATCAGGCATGATTAACGCGATGTATCAAAAGATGAACAAAGCCAAAAAAGGCGCAGTTGAAGCTATGTACTCGCAAGTCATGAAAGATCACGTCGAGAATGAGGAAGATGCAATCATTGAAGATAAGCCTTCAATCGATTACAAAGCCGATTTCAAAGATGATCTTAAAGCATTGGTGTCTGAAGAAGCTACACTTTCAGACGATTTTAAGGCAAAGGCAGAAACTATCTTTGAAGCCGCAATTCAATCAAAGCTTTCAGACGAGGTTGATAGGCTAGAAGAAAAGTACAATGAGGAATTAGCTGCAGAAATCGATCAGACAAAAGCAGACCTCGTAGAGAAAGTAGACAGCTATTTAAACTACGTAGTTGAAAACTGGATGTCAGAAAACAAGTTGGCAATTCAAAATGGTCTAAGAACCGAGATTGCAGAAGACTTTATGAATAAGTTGAAAGACCTATTTACAGAGTCATACATCGAGGTACCAGAAGGAAAAACCGATCTTGTTGACGAACTTGCCGGGACAGTTGACGATCTAGAGCAAAAGCTCAATGACACAACTGGTCAAGCAATCGCAATGGCCGAAGAATTGGAAGGTTATAAACGCGAAGCGGTTATCCGTGAAGCATCAAAAGACCTAGCCGAGACTCAGGTTGAAAAGCTTAAAGGCTTAGTAGAGAATATTGATTTTGAAGATGAAGAGACTTTCGCTAAGAAAGTAGCAACAGTCAAAGAATCATACTTTACTAAAGCTGCAAATACTGCTAGCGGTGAAGCTGAAGCAGAAGATGGTCCAATTGTGGAAACATCTGACTCTATGGCATCATACCTTAGCGCAATTAAGAAAACTGCTAACAAATAACGGGAGCACTAGCTATGCAAAATACAGCATCATACGATAAGTTGATCGAAAAGTGGTCTCCAGTATTGAACGAAGAGTCAGCTGGTAAGATTACAGATCATCATAAAAAAGCCGTAACTGCAGCAATTCTCGAAAACCAAGAAATCGCCCTTAGAGAAGAAGGTATGATTTCAGAGAATGCAGGAGTTCCGACTAACTCTACCGCGAGTACTGCTAACTGGAACCCGGTCTTGATCGCACTCGTAAGACGTGCAATGCCAAACTTGATGGCATACGATGTCTGCGGCGTGCAGCCAATGTCCGGTCCAACAGGCTTGATCTTCGCAATGAAGTCAAGATATAACGCGGCAAATACTTCAGCAAAAGAAGCATTGTTTAACGAAGCTGAAACTCAATTCTCAGGTGACAGCGCCGGAACACACGATTCCGATAATGCTTCAGGCTTAAATGGCATTACTGATACAGATAGTGACTCAACTATCGACGATCAGAGACTGACTAATATCTTCGCAGGTGGTATGTCAACTGCAGACGGAGAGGCACTTGGAGTAACCGGTGGTTCAGACTTCCATCAAATGGGATTCACCATCGAAAAAGCAACTGTTACTGCTAAGTCAAGAGCGCTTAAAGCAGAATACAGCTTGGAATTGGCTCAAGACCTTAAAGCAATTCATGGTCTAGACGCTGAGACTGAGTTGGCAAATATTCTGTCAACAGAGATCTTGGCTGAAATTAATAGAGAAGTTATTAGAACTATTAACTCTCAAGCTAAGACAGGCGCACTTCAAGCTAACACTGCTATTAACGGTATCTTCAACGTTCAGACAGACGCCGATGGTAGATGGTCAGTTGAGAAGTTTAAAGGTTTGATTCTTCAAATTGAAAGAGAGTCAAACGTAATTGCTAAAGAGACACGTAGAGGTAAAGGTAACTTTATGATCTGCTCATCTGACGTAGCATCTGCACTAGCCGCAGCTGGCATGCTCGATTACACTCCAGCATTGTCAACTAACTTGAATGTAGATGACACAGGTAATACTTTTGCCGGTGTAATGAACGGCAGAATGAGAGTCTACATCGACCCGTACGCTTCAGTGGACTACGTAAACGTAGGCTATAAGGGTACAAATCCATACGATGCAGGTGTCTTCTATTGTCCATACGTACCATTGACAATGGTAAGAGCAGTTGGTGAGAACACATTCCAGCCAAAAATCGGGTTTAAAACCAGATATGGAATGGTATCAAACCCATTCGTCGATACAGCTTCTATGTCTGGAAGAGACGGATTAGCTGCTGTTAAAACTAATCAGTACTACAGAATTTTCAGAGTTGATAATATTCTTGGTGCATAATTAGATTTAATGCAAAAAATCACTGGGGTCGGTTCGCCGGCCCCTTTTTTTGCTTACAAACGATATAAATAGATACATGGCGAACCTTACAAAGAATTTTAATTACTTACAACCTACGAATTTTAGGGCAGTAATTGACAGACAGAATTATCCAAATTTAGAGTTTTTTGTTCAAGACTTTACACACCCCGGTGTAATCATGAATCCAGTTGAGATGAGCTACAAGAAGATAGCTTCTGTACCTTTTATTGGTGATAAGTTAACATATAACGAATTGTTAATAAATATTATATTAGATGAAGACATGAAGTCATACACTGAAATGCATAACTGGATGAGAAGAGTTCTAGATCAGGATATGACAACTCCGATAGATAGATTTAAAGCTAAAACTGAAAAGCCTCCAGCCGAGTCAGATATAACTTTATCTATTTTATCGAGTCACAACAATCCAATAAAAAGAATTCAATACGTTAACTGCATACCGATAGCTTTAACTGATATACAATTTGCTTCTACACAGGGAGGAGAGTCTTTTATAACATTTGGAGCTTCTTTTAGATTTACTTATTTTAATTTACTTACTAAAAATTCTACAGGACAATTTGTAGATTCATTCGACGTTACTGGAACTGTTGGTTCTTAGAACCTTATATATAATTTAAACATAATGGAAAAAAGATGATTGACTTAAATAAAGTCCACGAGATGTGGCAAAAGGACAGTGTTATCGATAATCACTCGTTAGATGACACTTCTAGAAACACTCCCAAATTACATTCAAAATATCTTCAAATGTGGTCCGAAGCTAAATTGTCTCTTAAAAGAGCAGAATTCGAACAGAAGAAACTTTTAAAAGATAAGTGGCTTTACTATAATGGAAAGATGGATAGGGAAACTTTAGAAGAAAAAGGATGGGAACCAGATCCATTTGATGGATTGAAGATACTAAAAGGCGAAATGGATTACTATTACGATAGCGATCCTGAGATACAAAAATCAGAAGAAAAAATTCAATATTGGAAAACTACTATTGATACATTAACAGAGATAATAGATAATTTAAAATGGCGGCACCAGACTATATCGAACATAATCAAATGGAAACAATTCGAATCCGGAAACTAAATCACGCAACTTTATTTTTAGAATGCGACCGAAGCATAAGCGCAGAACTAAGAGAGTTCTTTTCTTTCTACGTCCCTGGCTACAGGTTTATGCCGGCGTATAAGAATAGAATGTGGGATGGAAAGATTAGACTATACAATCAAATAACTGGAGAACTTCCAGCTGGT